TAGATATAATGAAGAGCCACAGGTAATGCCCCTGCTTTTCAACGTAGAGACTTCGGATAGAGACATAGAAATAGATAGTGCAACTACCGGTTTCGGTAAAATGCAACAGACAGACGAATTAGGTTCCTTAGATTATGAGGATCCTGTAAAGATGTTTAGAACCACGTATACACATCTTAAATACACAAAAGGTTTTAAGGTTTCTCAAGAGTTATTAGAGGATGACCAACACAACGTAATTAAGCAAATGCCTAGGGCTTTGGCCAAGTCAGTTGCTTTCACTACTGAGTACTGGGCAGCTTCTCTTTTCAACAATGGGTTTTCTACTAGCTACACAAGCTATGGAGACAGCAAACCTCTTTTATCTACTCTTCACACAAGAGCAGATGGTGGAACAGCTCAATCCAATGCAAGTGCAACAGGTATTACCTTATCAGAATCCAACTTAGAAACCGGAAGATTGGCCTTAGAAAAATCTTTGAATGATAAGGGACAAATTGTCCACTTCATGGCAGATACTCTAATCGTTCCTTTAGACTTGAGAAAGAACGCTCAAATCTTAACCGGAGGTTCTTTAAGACCTGGAACAGCTAACAACGACATTAATGTTTACGATGGGGCTTTCAAAGTTGTACCTTGGAGATACATATCTTCAAGTACTAACTGGTTCCTAACAGACAGCGGAGAACAATTACTTAAGTGGTTCTGGAGAATTAGACCTGAATTTAAGAATGACTATTCCTTTAATTCGGATGCAGCTTTATACAAAGTGAGAGTAAGGTTCTCCTTTGGATGGAGTGACTGGAGAGGTATCTGGGGAAGCAAAGGCGACGGAGCTGCTTACTCTTCGTAAAAACTATATTAATATTGAACATGGGGGGAGTTTACCTTCCCCTATGAGTTTTAATTTGTTAACATAAAATTATGGGATACACAGGACTAGGGACACAAGATGCAAGTACTTCAAGATTTAAAGTTGTTTCTTCTTTACCACAGACTCCCGCAGAGTACTACGGAGTAGCTGCAAACGACGTAGCTGGTAATGAATGGAAAGGTGGAGAAAGCCTGTACCTATCTTTAGATAGGAGAATTTACATGCAAGTAAACACTAGTGGATCTACTTCAAAGTGGAGAGCATTTAATACACAAATGGCTACCTCAACTTCTAGCTCAACATCAAGTAGCTCTACTTCGAGTAGTTCTACAACAACAGGAGCTTAAGAATCTTGTACTAATTTTAACTAAATATGGCTATTTCAAGTGAAGTAACAAAAATGAAAAGCGGTCAGTCTGAAACGACTACCTATAAGGTGTTTGCAGCACAAAGCGCAGACGAAACAATCTCAGATGCAATAGATGCTTACCTAGCAAAAGGCGTAACTCTTATAGTAGAAACCGGTGCAGGCGTTAATGGTGGAGTAGTGGAATTAGAAGGTGCCGTTACTGCAGATTACGCAGGTACTTGGATACCTCTAGCTTCCGTAACTACATCAGCCGCTTCCAAAGCTTACGCCGACTCAGTAGTAGTAGAGGCGGGTACTGCAGGATTACCTATGCCTTTTATAAGAGCTAGGATTTCTACGGTCATAGGTGTTGGAACGATAAACGCTTACATAGTAGTATCTAACTAAACCACGTAGTTGCCTTTTCAGGCTTTTTAAAATAAGATTGAGATAAATTAAATTATATTAGATTATGGAAGAGAAGATTTTATACAGGACCCCCTCGTTAGATTTAGCAACTACCTTACTGTATTTAGGAAATGACGTAGTAGGTATAGATGTTTTATCTAACAAAAAACAATCCTTCTTTTTATTCAGTAACTCTAATAATTTAGATTTATACGTTTCGGACTATTGGAACGGAAAATTATCTAGCAAATTTAGAATAGAGCCGAAGGACTTCCTTAACTCCCGCAAAGAGTTATTAGAAAGGCTTAAGGAATCTATGAGAAAAAGAGAAGATGGAGACTAAAACAAAAATACTAAGAAACCCTGCAAATGGAGCAGACATTATTAACTACCCTATTAGTGAAGCTCAAATAGATCTAGAAAGTGGGGAAGCTTTAATCGATCCAGGAACGGGGTATCCAAAATCAACTGGAAGTACTTATGAGTGGACAATACTCAAAGGAGAGACACTAAGATTTCCCGCTTACGTGGCAGACTACTTACACCACATCTACGGATTTCTGGGAGTAGTCTCAGAGGCTAACATAACAAAGATGAAAGAGGAGGTAAAAGATGCCGCTAAAGTTTCGGATAAAATTTTAGGAAACTCTAATGAAGAAAATTCTAATTGATGGTCAAGGATATTACCTTGTACCGGTGGAACTATTAGACGAAGAGCCAGATGTAGTTAGAGAAGAGATTTTAGAAGATGACCTTCTTGCTGGGTATGGGATTGAACCAGAGAAAGATTTAGAAAATGGGGTGGAAGATGCACAGCCCCAAGTATCTGGTTACAGAGAAAGATTTAAAGAACATCGTATAAGTCCAGAAGAGGTACGTGTTTCTAGAAACAACTTCTCAGCAACTAATAACGCAGTGCGAAGTCTAAACCAAGCTAATGAAGGAAACTTTAGTGGAATTTCTAGTAAGGCTGGGTATTCTGCCTTTTACGGAGATGGGGTTTCGGTAGATCTTATATAATAAATTGAAATTAATATGGCTATAGATATTCGAGTAGGAATACTCACTACCTTTTATAACTTTAACTCTAGTTATTCTTTAACTACAGTAGTAAAGCAACAACTAATCGCCCTAGTTAAATACGGGTATAAACCTGTATTGTTTGTTTTAGACAATTTCGTAAAAGAAGAACTCTCTAACATACCAGAAGGTGTGGAAGTTCGACAAGTAATTCCTCAGTTAATCCTAGAACCCTACACTAGCTGGGATTTATCCAACCTAGACAAAGATGTTGAGAAAGCTAAGATAGCTTTTGAGAGCTATTTTAAAGATATAGATGTTTGCCTAACACACGATATAATTTTTATAAATTCTTTTTTACCCTATAACGTCGCTTTAAGACAAGCACAGGAGACTGTTTTAAAAAATGTAAAGTTTTTACATTGGATGCACTCCGGTCCCTCCGCCAGACCCACTCTAGATGGAAGTGTCTACGACAATCTCTATACGTTACCAAAAAATAGCAGGTTAGTGTACATGAACTATAGCGGCGCCTTAGGTGCTGCAGAGATGTACGGAGTCTACCCAAACATGGTTAATACAATATTTAACCCGATGGACATTAGGGTTCTCCACAACTTTACGGAACTCTCTAAAAAGATAATAGATGCCCACGACCTAATGAGTCCGGAGATATTAATAGTCTACCCCCTATCTACAACAAGAATGGGGGTGCCTGGAGAAATGTGTGGAAAACAACTGGATAAGGTTTTAAGAATAATGGGCGGGATTAAAAATACAGGGATGACTTGCAAACTAGTAGTTTGTAACGCACACGCCAACGCAGAAAGAGAAAAGGAAGCCATAGAAAGAATGTACAAGTATGCTGAAACCCAAGGATTAAAGAGAGGAGACGTTGTCTTTACTTCTTTATTCGACGTTCCCAACAACGAAAATGGGGTACCCCACGACGTAGTCAGGGATATGTTTGTACTCTCAAATGTATTCATCTTCCCAAGCGAGAGTGAGAACTGCCCTCTTATCCTATTAGAGGCAATGTCTACAGCTAACATTTTATTATTAAACGACAGCTTTGCACCAATGAAAGACTTTGTAGGTAAGGATGCTTTATATGCTAAGTTTGGGTCGATTAACGACACCCCAAATCACCCTAGAGGAGAGGGTAAGTACTACGAGGATATGGCTAAGATTCTTGTAAATGAGTACCGAACTAACAAGGCAGTTTCAGCCAAGACTAAACTAAGGAGAGAGTTTAATATAGACGCCATTTTTAAAAGGCAATTAGAACCATCAATTTTAGAATTATATTATGGAGAATAAATCAGCAGAACATAGTTGGTTAGACCGAGACATTAAAAGATTTAAAGATATAGGTTGGGTCATTCCCAAAAATCAATATAAGTTATACCACAGGATAATGGAGAAATGGGTATCCGGTAGAACAGTAGTAGATATAGGATCTAGTATAGGGGTTGGAACCAACATCTTGTCACACCAAGCTAGAGCAGTGTGGGGAATAGATATTAATGAGGAAGCCATTAGATACGCTCAACAAGTATTTGCCAGACCTAATTTAGACTTCGCAGTATTAGATATAGAAAACCCACCTAACAG